GTCCGAATTACCCGCGCTGGCAGGTGCCAGGGAGGACCCGAACCGGGGGGGTGGGCGGTGGCTGGTCATGCGCCTGACCTGGCCGACAGACGCGCCAGGCTTTCGTTCACCGCCCGCTGCACTTCGGCCGGCAGCGTCTGGTCGGCCAGGCGCTTGGCCAGGCCGTCGAAGTCGAAGCGGCGGCGGTAGGTGGCGCCGCGCACGAAGATGAAGATTGGCTCAATATTCCGGCTCAGAAACTCGCGCCGGTAGATGCCGGGCTGCTGCTTGCCATTGCCGGGCGGGATGACGAAGAAGCGGCCACCGGCCTTGCGCTGCGCAGTGATCTGCTTGCGGGCGTTGAAGCTCATGTTGCGCGTCGTGCCCGACAGAAGCTGGATGCGAAGCTGTGCCAGCACCTGCACCACCTGGCTGCGGGCCACGTTGCCGTAGGCGTCAATGAAAGCCCCCTGGCCTGGCACCACCAGCCAGCCATCAGGCAGCGCACCCTGGGCGCGCAGGGCTTCCTCCAGCCGCTTCACGCGCCGCGTGCCGCCGTCGATGTTGGGCTGCAGGTACTTGCCGGCCGGCGTCTCGCCCTGGCCCAGGTCGCGGAAGCCGATGCGGGCGCCGCGCTCATCGGTGACGCTCACCACGTTGAAGCCCACGGCTGCAGCCAGCCGGTCGGCCGATGCACCCACGTAGCGCAGTTGCCTGAGCGTGTAAGGCGTAGGCCGGTCCAGCACGCGGGGCAGCTCGGCCTGGACGCCTGCGCGCACCTGCACCGCCGTGCGCGTGAGCGCCGTGGCCATGGCGGCCTTGAAGCGCCGATCGGAGAACTGCGCCACCTGGGCCCGCACCTGGGCGATGTTGGATTCGAGGGTGATCCTCATGCTCTGCCCCTTGCAGCCAGCCGTGCCGGCCTGTTGCCCACCAGGGCGCCCACCACCTTGCCGGCCTCAGCCACGCGAATGGCTGGGGCCTTGAGGGGCTGGGCGTCCAGCCATTGGTCTGCGGCAGCCTGGCCCTGCTCTGCGGCCCGCCTGGCGTGCTCACGCTGCAGGCGCAGGCCTTCGCGCAGCGCGGCATCCACCCAGGCCTGGCCGAACATCAGCCGCAGCTCGTCCACCAAAGCCGCAGCACCAGGCATCTCATCCCTCAACCCGCCTCTCTTCTTCTCATTCATGGTCTGGTTACGTGATGGGGGTGTAGGTTGCGCGGAGGTTGCGCGAGTGGTTGCGCGACATATGCACGTGGTTGCGCGAGTTACGCGAAAACGCGCGTTTGAAGGTTGCTGGTGAAAAAACACTTTGGGTGTTTTGCTCATGTGTGCGTGCGCGCGAAAGTCGCGCAACTCACGTAACCACGCGGGTTTCCGGCGCAACCGCCGCGCAACCGCCGCGCAACCCGCGTAACCGGTGGGGCGTGTCATGTGTCGCCGTCCTCGCCCTTTCCGCCGCCGAAGTGCCGGCTGAAGCGCGCCATGTCGCTCTCGAAGGCCACGCAGCTGTCCTTGGCCCACTCGCCCATGGTCTGGCCGTCTGGCGGGCCAGCATCGCCCGGTATCCACACGCGGATGGCCTGCTTGCCGTTCTGCCCCTGGTCCAGCTTGACGCTGTGGCAGCGCAGCTTGCCGCGCGCCGCCTTCTCCACCCCCTTGCTGAAGACCACCTGCGCCGGTGGAAACCGCTCACCCGTGGCCTGGGCCCAGCGCTGGAAGGCGCGGTACAGCTGCTCGGTACTGCATACCCGCAGAGGGAGGGGGAGATACCCAGCCACCCACTCACGCACGAAGCGCTCCTGCGGGCGCAGGCCCAGCTCGATCAGGTCTTCCTTGGCCCGCGTCATAGGCGGGATCTGGAACTCGTCGAAGCCGTCCAGCGGCACGGTCATCAGGAAGTTGTAGAAGGCCGCGGCACCGCCCTTGCCCAGGCACTCGGCCACGCGGGCATACAGGCCCTTTTCGTCGCGGGGCGGGGTGTAGACCACCATGTACCGCCTGTCACCCGGCTCCAGGGCCAGGGGCTGCTGCTCGTTGCTCAGGAACACCACGTTGCAGTGGTTGGCCTCGGTGCGCAGCGGCATCATCTTGGCGTTGATCTGGATCGTCTCGCCGGTGATGAAGGCCTTCAGCTTGTTCTTGTGGTGGTAGAGCTCCTGGCGGGCCACCACCTCGTCACCGATCAAGAACAGCTTCATGCTGGCCCAGTCGTTGAACTTGTCTTCGAGCTGGTCCTGGCCCACCACCATGGCGTATTTGCCGTAGATGCCGGCCACGATCTCGAACAGCAGGTTCTTGCCCGCGCCCTGGGGCCCGTGGAACACCAGCGCGCTGCGCATCTTGGCCCCCGGGCGCTGCAGCGGCAGGGCCAGCCAGCGCAGCACCCAGGCGCACACCTCGGCGCAGCCCTCGGGCGTGGCCGCGCTCTCGCCGCACAGGTACTGCAGCAGCTCGATGATGGGCCGGCAGTCGCCCTTCTTGGGCTGCATGTCGAAGCCGTCGAACAGGTTGATGCGGGGCGCCTCCAGCTCGCGCCCGGGCTCGAACTGCAGTTCCTCGGGCTTGACCATGCGCCGCTCCGGGCTGTTCAGCCAGGCCTTCACGGCGTCATTCGTCATGGCCAGGCGCAGCGCCTGCACCGGCACGATGCGCCGCGTCTCGTCGTCCCACACGGTCTGCGTGCCGTAGATCAGCGCGAAGCTCTCCAGCAGCCGGCCCACCGCGCCAGGGTTGGCGGTGCGGGCCTTGCGTGGGCGGCCTGGCGCTGCAGCGCGCGGGCGCTTGCCCTCCACGCCGGCCATGCGCACCAGTTGAGACAGCAGCTCATGCAGGCCCCCTCCCCCCTCGATGGGCGCGTTTGCGCCGGCCGGTGGGGTGGGAGGTTCTTCTGCCATTCGGATGACGTTGTCAGGCTGCGACATTCAGCGGTTCCAGCACGCTTGAGCCAAGCACGTAGAAGGCGTGCCGCAGCTGCCGCCGCACCACGCCCAGGCCTGCACTCAAGTGCAGGTCGTTGAAATCCGTGTCCTTGGGGCCGCGCGGCAGGCGGGCCCAGATCGGCCAGGTGTAGTGGCAGTCCTCCACGGTGCGGCTGGCCTGGTGCGCTTTCAGGCGCCCAGGGTTGCCCTCGGTGCGCCAGTCGTCATCAGCGCAGATCAGCAACGGGCTTTGCGGGTGCAGGCCGCGCAGAAGCTGCGCCACGGGCAGCAGGTTGCCGGCGTCCAGGCCCACGAAGACGGGCAGCTTGCGCTCCAGGGCCATGCGCAGGCTCAGGCCCGTGGCCCAGCCCTCGCAGATCAGCAGCGGCTCGCCCACCACCACATGGCCCAGGCGCAGGCAGCAGCCCGGCTTCTCGAAGCCCTTGGTGAAGCGCTTGGTGCCATCCGGGCGGATGACCTGCAGCGCCTTGAGCGCCTGGTCACGCGGCAGGTCATAGCGCAGCAGCGGAATGACGATGGAGCCGTCACGCAGGTAGCGGCAGCCTTCGGCCTGCACCGCCTTGCGCTGCAGGTAGAGCACGGGGCCCAGCGGTTCGCGGGCGGCGCTGGACCAGAGCTCGGCGGCGGTCATGGCGGCCTGGGCGGCGGCGGCGGCGCGGGCCTGGGCATCGGCCTCGGCCTGCGCCTGGCGGCGGGCCTGCAGCGCGTCACGCTCGGCCTCGGTGATGCCTTGCCAGTCCACCTCCACGCGGTGGCGCTCTTGGCCGCGCCAGTCGCCAAAGCTGCCCGTCACCACGTAGGTGCCGGCATCGGTGCGCACCTCGCGCAGCCTGTACCACTGGTTCTTCTTCGGGCCGAAGCGGCGCACGCGGCCGGTCAGGTCCAGCGGCATGGGCGGAACTTCCAGCCCTGCCGCCAGCATCTGGCCCACCACGTCCTGCGCGTTCACGGCGCCCCCACCCTCGTCAACAGCCGGCTGGCGATGCGTTCGTGCATGTCGAACCCGTCGATCGACGGCCCGATGCGCAGCACGCGGTTGTGGTCATCCACGTACCCGAAGCCGAGGAGGCAATCCGGCCGATCGGACGTGGGCGGCTCGATGCGCAGCAGCTTGCACACGCGGCCCATGCGGGTGAGGTAGAGGTTGCCGATCCGCGCCTCGAACTGCACCACCTTGCGCCCGGTGGGTGCGGCGCGGCCGCCTGCGGCCTGGGTGCTGACTCGCTGGCCTGCCATCAGATGCGTCCTTGCGTTTGCTCAGCACCGGCCCGTGCCAGGCGCGCACCATGGCGGGCATGGTCGTTGCCGAAGCTCAGGGAAGAAAAAACGCGCCGCCAGCCGGCCGCCTGGTGGGCCGCAGGAGGGACGGCCGGGCGTGCACAACAGCCAGCAGCCGGCATCACGGCCGGCCAGCTTGGCGCAAAGGGTCGGTGGCTTGGCACTGCACGGGGGCCACCGTCCGAGGGTTTGAAGGTCAAGCGGCTTCCTTCACCGCAGCCACAGGCCGCGCCACGTCAATGACAGGCCGGCCGGCCGGGTGGGGCCAGGCGGGGTCGGGGATGCGGGCCCAGGCCACGTCGCTGCGCAGTTCTTCGCACGTGACCATGCCCTTGAGCGCTTGCTCGATGGCCGGGCAGCGCTCCAGCGGCGCGCGGCCGCGCTTGGTCAGCAGTTGGTACAGGTACTGCTCATTCAGGCCCAGCTCACGCGCGGCCGCCTGCCGGGCCTGGGCCGGCACGCGGGCTGAATCGCGGGTGGAATCGTTCGACATGCGGACCATTCTAGCCATTGACTAGCCAGAAGTGCAAGCATTTGGCACTGGACGCCTACAAGCCGGCTGCTAGACAGTCCCCGGCCATGCTCCAGTTCCCCAAGACCGACGACCCTTTGGTGGCCGCCCTGCAGCGCTTGATCCTGCGCGAAGGCAGCTACATCGCCGTGGCCGACAAGATCGATGCCAACGACCAATCGCTGTACCAGATCGCCCAGCTCAAGCCGCACAGCACCAGCAAGAAGCTCAAGAGCGTGGGCCCCAGCCTTCGCAAGCGTCTGGACAAGGCCTTCCCCGACTGGCTCACCGGCGTGGTGGAAACCGGCGAGCCCGTGACCGCATGGCCAGGCGGGGCATCAGAGCCGGCCTGGCCCATGCAGCGCTTCCCGGCGTCATACTGGATGAGCCTGAGTCCTGCCGAGCGCGCCATCATGGAGGAAGCGATGCTTGAGTGCTACGACCGGCTGATGTCCCGCCGTGAGCAGCTGCGCATAGACAGCAGCGCGCACAGTAAAGCGCTCAAGCCGGCGGCATGAGGCCTGCCTGCAAGGTTCTTGAGTTCAGGCGCTTCTGATGGGCGCCTGCGCTTGCCTCACGCCTTGACCTGAGCCGCCCCGCAGTGCGGGCAGCGCTTGGCTGCCTTGCGCACCACCTCGTCGCATTCCTCGCACCTGCCATGGGTGGCCTCCGTGGGCTGTTCTGGCTGCAGGCGGTTCACGGCCTCCAGCAGCGCCGCGCCTATCAGGCTCACCAGGCCGATCAATCCCAGCACCATCGCCGCAATTTCATGCAGCGCACTCTTGGCCGACAGGAACGCCAGGCCCGACCAGGCGATGGCCAGCATGGAGACGATGAAGAACAGGATCCGCATGGCGGGCCTTTCGAGAAGTTGGAGGGTGAAGATGCTACCGGCAGCCTTGTTGCGATGGAGCAAATGGCAACACGTGAACACTGCAGATTCAACGATTCTAGTTTTTTGCTTGACTGATTCAATAGTCTTTGGCTAGACTGCATCCACGCCCCAAGACAACGGCACAGCCGGGGGCCGAGGATGCGATGGACCTGCACACCAGCCTGGCGGCCCTGGCCGCAGCCCTGGCCGCTGACGCGGCCGAGCACGCCCGCCACACCGCGCGCCACCAGCGCACCACCGGCTTCGACCGCGCCCTGGCCGCCGTTGGGGAGGCGCTGCTGTGAGCGCGCCCACCGTCCGCAAGTTCCCCCGCACGCTGGCCGAAGCCTTCCCGGCTGACGCCCGCCACGCCTGCGCCATCGAGCGCGGCAGCCGCCGCATGGACAGCGTGGGCTCCGTCCTCCTGGCCAGCGCCATCGGCATCGCCCTGGCGCTGGCCTTGGTGCACTGGTGGAGCGCGTGATGGAGCACCACTTCCAAGACGGCACCGAGCCGACCATCCTGCCCCACTACGCCCGCTGCGCCGGCCCCTGCCAGCAAGGCCGCGCCCTGTGCCCCTGCCCTGAATCTTGCGAGGCCGCGCTGGACGAAAGCAGCCTGCGCATGGCGGGCAAGGCGTTCCTGGCCATCGTGCTGGCGGGGGTGGTGATTGCGGTGGGAGGGGCGCTGAAATGAGTTCCGTCTACCTCACCGGCACCGTGGCCGGCACGTATCACGGGCTCTCTACCGTGCCCGAGGATGACCAGCCTGCGCATGTGGTGGTCACCGTGCAGATGCGCCAGGTGCGCCCGGGTGCGCCGTTCATCACGGGCGTGCTGTGGTGTGGCCACGGCGAAGCCGGCGAGCGCCGCGCCGCTGAGGTGCGGCGGGAACTGGTGCGCGATGCGCAAGTCAGCCTGGCAGGCGAGGCCATCACCTACTGCGCCCGGGCCAACAGCCTGAACGTGCGCGGCCTGGAGGCCGTCAACGTGGTGACGCCCATGCGCGATGTCGTGCGCTTTGAAAGCCTGCGCCCCACAACCCCCGAATCCACCACCAGCCCATGACCTCAGCCCACCACATCCACCCCTTGGCAGACCCCATCGTCATCGGCATCGCCGGCCATGCTGGCGCCGGCAAAGACACCGCCGCGGCGTACCTGGTCGAGCGCTACGGCTTTGTGCAGGCATCGTTCGCAGACCCGATCCGCTCGATGGCCTTGCTGCTGCTCGAAGAAGCCGGCATTGACCACCGCTGGCTCACCGAGCGACGCTACAAAGAGCAGCTCATCCCCGGCCTTGGCGTCAGCGCCCGCGCCCTGATGCAGACGCTGGGCACGGAGTGTGGGCGCAGCCTGGAACCGAACATCTGGGTGCGGCACCTGGCCCTGCGCCTGGGGCTGCCGGGGCCAGACCTGTTTCTGCGCGGGGCGCTGCCGGCACCGCCGAGCACACCCGTGCACGACCGCATCGTCATCAGCGACACCCGCTTCCACAACGAGTCCACCTGGATTCGGTTCTGTGTGCGCGGCAAAGTCATCCGCCTGCACCGCCGCCAGGCCGACGCCGTGCGCACGCACGACAGCGAGCTGCACGTAGCCAGCCTGGATGCCGACGTGGACATGCACAACCACGGCGAGCACTTCGCCGGCCTGCACGGCCTGCTGGACGGCGCCATGGCCACCTGGTGCATCGGCGAGCGTGATCCCGTGAAGGTGCGCGAGGCGGACCCGGCTGCGCACACCGGGTTGGGCTACTACTGACATGACCCGCAAGCGCAGCAAATACCGCCCCCGCGGCATCAACCCCAGAGCCCACCTGGTGGCCATGATGGGCGTCTCCTGGCTCAGCCAAGACGACCAGGTCAAGTGGGCCCTGGCCATCGACGACGCCGTGCGCGCCGTGGCCCGGGGCCAGGCCAGCCAGGCGCACTGGCGCGAGATTTTCGATGCGGTCAACTTGGTGGAAGAGCTGGTGCGCATGCGCAAGGCGCATGACCCGGGGCGCATCGTGCAGGCCGCGCAAGACGCCTGCGAAGCCATCCTGGACCGTCAGCGCGCCACCGGCGTGCGTGCTGCGCGTGCCAGTGAACTGGCCGCCCTGCACGAGCTGCGCGCCGGCTGGGTGGAGCTGATGAGCGGCATCACCCAGGCCGAGCGCTTCGCGGCCGGTGAAGCCGTGCAGCACCGCGTGCGCCGGGCGCTGGCCGGTGGTGAGCCCGGGGCGCGGGTGGTGCATCCGCCGCAAGAGGTGACCGCGTGAAGCACACCCCCAGCCCTCACCGCACAGCCGCCAGCACCCTGGCCCAGCGCCTGCGCATCGTGGCGCACCGCGGGCACCAGGTCACCGCCAAAGACCTGGCCACCCTGGTGCGCGCCGCGGCGCTGCTGGAGGAACAGGGCGCGGCGATTGATCGGCACCTCAGCGTGTACGGGCAGACGCTGGGGGAGCTGGTGGAGACGAGGCACCAGCTTGTGAGCATTCGGGAGATGCTCACGGAGGCGTTGGAGGGGGAGGCTGTATGAAAGAACGACCGATCCTCTTCAGCGCGCCGATGGTGCGCGCGATCCTGGCCGGCACGAAGACGCAGACCCGGCGGGTGGTGAAGCCGCAGCCTCCTGAAATCCTGCCCGCCTACGCGCCCAAGGTCTACTGGCCCGCCCGCGACCGCCACATGACCCACGGCGACCCCGACGGCGCGGCTTATCTTCAGTTTGAACGCCCCGGCGACTATGACGGCGCGCATGTCATGCGCGGCGGCTTCGGGTTCCGCTGCCCCTATGGCCAGCCCGGCGATAGGCTTTGGGTGCGGGAGACGTGGGCATGGAGCGGCGACGGCGCCATCCCAGCCTTCGACCGCGTGCGAAAGGGGGAGGTCTGGTTCCGTGCTGACCCGGAGCGCACGTCCCCTGGCATCCGTTGGCGCCCGTCGATCCACATGCCCCGCTGGGCCAGCCGCATTACGCTGGAGGTGACTGGCGTTCGCGTGGAGCGCCTGCAGGACATCAGCAAGGCGGAAGCAGTTGCTGAGGGCATTGAGCGCGGAGAAGGGTTCCCAGGCTGGTATCGCGGGCCGCTGCCCGGAGACTCCCCCGGGCTGGTGGAATCAGGCCGCAAATTCAAGACTCCGACTGCCTTTCCGCGGCTAGCCTACCGTGCGCTCTGGGAGTCCATCAACGGCCTCGGCTCCTGGGATGCGAACCCGTGGGTGTGGGTGGTGGAGTTCAAGCGTGTGACGCCATGACCAAATCCCGCCACATCAACGCCCCCCGCTTCCGCTGGACGCCTGAGCGTGAGCAGATGCTGCGCAAGCTGTACCCCGACATGCCCGCCCAGCTCGTGGCGCAGGCGCTGGGCTGCTCGCTGGGGCCTGTCTACTCCAAGGCCACTCTGCTGGGCCTGCACAAGTCTGCCGCCTTCCTGGCCAGCCAGTTGAGCGGGCGCATTCAACGCGGCCAGCGTGACCCGCGCATGACGGCCACGCAGTTCAAGCCCGGCGTGGTGCCGCACAACAAGGGCGTGCCCGGCAGCACCGGCCTGCACCCGAACTGCCGCGCCACACAGTTCAAGCCCGGCCGCAAGCCCGAGGAGGCGCGCAACTACGTGCCGATCGGCAGCCACCGGCTCAGCAAAGACGGCTACCTCGAGCGCAAGATGACGGACGACCCCGCGCTGGTGCCCGCCAGGCGCTGGAAGCCCGTGGCCCGCATCGTGTGGGAGGCCGCGCACGGCCCCATTCCGCCCGGGCACCTGGTGGTCTTCCGGCCCGGCATGTTCAGCAACGTGCTCGAACAGATCACCGTGGACCGGCTGGAGTGCATCAGCCAGGCCGAGAACGGCCGCCGCAACGCGCCCACCGTCAGGCACCCCGAGGTAGCGCGGCTCATCCAGCTCAAGGGCGCCATCACGCGCCAGGTCAACCGCATCACCCAGCAAGACAGCCAGAAGGAACCCCGCCCATGAGCGCATCACCGCACATCGACCAACTGCGCAGCCACCTGATGGACACCCTGGCCGCCCTGCGCGACCGCGACAACCCCATGGAGCCCGACCGCGCCCGCGCCGTCGCCCAGGTGGCCGGCGTGCTGGTGGACACCGCGAAGGTGGAGATTGACTACCTCAAGGTGACCGGCCAGGACAGCAGCAAGTTCCTCGAAACCCCGCCAGACGTCCACGTCAAGCACCTGGGCGCGGAGGGCTTGCCGAACGGCATCGTGGGGATTACGCGGCATGCGTTGAGGTGAGCACGCATGACCGAAACCCTGACCTGGATACCCGTGGCCACCAAGCCCGACTGCGAGATTACTGTGCTGTGCTGGAGCGAAGCCCACCTGGAGTGGTTCAGCGGCTGGTGGGACGACGAGGCCGGCTGCTGGTTTGACGCTGCATCTGGCGCGGTGGTCGAAGGCGTGACGCACTGGGCACACGTGCAGGGGCCGCAATGAGCACCCAACTCACCCTCTCCCTTGTCCCCCGCCGCGAGCCCTCACGCCAGCGGCCGGTGCTGGAGCGCCTGCACCAGGTGCTGCGCCGTCGCGGCATCGACCCGGAATGGCGCTGGAAGAGCGCGAGCCACACCAAGGGCTGGATCTTGCCCACGCCCTGCCTGGACGTAGGCGACCGCCTGCGCATCGGCCCCCGCCCCGAGCGGCCCGGCATCCCCGCCACCGGCGCCTGGGAAACCCTGTGCGCCTGGCACATCAACGCCGCCCAGCACTGCCCCGAAGAGAACTACGGCTACAGCTACCGCCAGTTCATCAAGCGCCAGGGCGTTACGCGGTTCGAACTACCTGACGACGACGAAGGAGCCTTGAAGTGAGAGAGAACCCACTGGATGACGGCAGCGGCCTGGAGCTTTTCGGCCGCCTGCTGGTAGTGCTGGCCATCGTCGGCCTGGTCGCCATGCTGGCGCTTGCAACTTGTGGGATCTGGGCATGGATCAAGTGACCGTACCCCGCGCCACGGTGCAGCAGGCGCTGGAGGCGTTGGAAGGAGGAGGCGAATCGTGGCGTTTGATCGGGCCTGCAATCGACGCCCTCCGCGCCGCGCTGGCAGAGCCGGTGCAAGAGCCGGTCGACCCCGCCTACAAACTCGCCTACAAACTCATCGGCTGCGTGCAGCACGATTGCGAAGAGTGCCAGCGCAGAACACAGCGTCACGCAGAGCCCGAGCCGAAATGATGACCCAAGACCTCACCCACATCGAGCACCAGATCGCCGAGCTGCAGCGCCAGGCCGAGGCGCTGCGCACCACCACGGACGACCCGCAGCTGCCCGCCGCCTGGCGCAAGCTGGTCAAGGGCCAGGGCTGGTACCGGTACCTGCAGCTTCCGCCCGCTCAGCACGAGCTCGCCCTGATCGACGGCTGGGAGCCCCTGCACCTGCGCCAGCAGCGCATGCCCGACCACCAAGCCCGCGCCCTGGCCCGCGCCCACAGCGGCCTGGCGCTGGTGCGGGCCACTGAGCAGCACCACGGGATTCACTGACATGCTGCTTACCGCAAGCGACGTGGGCCGCCAGTTGGGCATCAGCCGCCGGGCCGTGTACGACCTGGCGTATTCTGGGCGGCTCATCTGCTACCGCGTGGGCGCGAACGACGGCGCCATGCGCTTTGCCCCTGCTGACGTGGAGAGCTACCTCGCATCATGTCGATCTACTGGTCAAAAGCTGACAAGCGCTGGCGCTTTGAGTTCGACCGCTACATTGCGGGCCGCCGACACCGACTTACTCGACTGCTTCCGCAGGGCTGGAGTCAAGCCCAGGCTGACACGTTCGACCGAGCCGAAACCGCGCGCCTGTACGGCCTTGCATCTGGCATCGCCCGCGACGAACCCCTGATCGACCAGGCCGTCAAGCACTACCTCACCGACAAGACCGCGCTCAAGAGCTACAAGAGCGCCGCCGAGCACCTGGGCGCCATCGCCTGGGCCTGGCAGGGCCGCCCGATGAGCGATCTGCCCACAGTGGCCCAAGAGGTCATCAAGGCCGCAGACGCCGGCCCGGCCACCATCAAGAACCGCCTGGCCTTGCTCAAGGCCGCATGCCGCTGGGCGTGGAAGCGCCATGGCCTGACAGACACAGACCCCACCGCCCGCATGCTGATGCCGGCCGTGCGCAACGCCCGCAAGGTGTACCTCACGCGCGAGGGCATGCTCAAGGCCTGCCGCGCCTGCGGCAGTTGGCAGGCGCAGATCGCCATCCGCGTGTGCTTCTACACCGGCATGCGCCTGGGCGAGCTGTGGCACGTGACGGCGCAGGACAACCTGCTGGTGCTGACCGACAGCAAGAACGGCCAGCCGCGCATCATCCCCGCGCACCCGCGCATCCGCCACCTGCTCAAGCACCTACCCCTGACGGGCCACAAACGCGGCGTCCAGGCCGCCTGGAGCCGCGCCGCGGCCAAGGTAGGGCTGGGGGACGTGCGCTTTCATGATCTGCGCCACAGCGCGGCCAGCGAAATGGCCAATGCAGGCGTGCCGCTGTTCACCGTGGGCCAGGTTCTGGGCCACAAAAGCCCGGTCAGCACCCAGCGCTACGCGCACCTGTATGCCGACACCCTGGCGGCCGCTGTGGGCCAAATTGGCCGCAAGCGGGCCTGAACCGGGAGGATTTCCCCACAGTCTGGCGGAAAGGGAGGGATTCGAACCCTCGGTACTGGAGAACCAGTACGCCGGATTTCGAATCCTATGCGCCACCCGCGCTACGAGGGAAGCACCCTAGGGAAATAGGCGCAAAACAGGCGTTTGAAGGGGGTAGTTGGGCAGAAATCCCCACAGTCCAGGCTCATGCGGTGAGCCACCACCGCAGCCCTACCCCTTTGCAAGGATCGCCGTCTTCGCCGCTGACCCTGCCGAGCTGCCGAAGTAGTAGGCCACTACGCTGGCCCAGGCGCCGCCCAGGGCGCCTAGCATGACCAGGAGGGCGTCGCCGCCTTCTGCGGGTTTGCCTTGGTGCAGCAGCCAGCCCAGCACGCCGAAGAAGCCGGCGGTGATGCCGAAGGCGAGCAGGCGCGGGGTCCAGACGTCGCCGCTTTTGGCTTCGCGGTCGCGGGCGTTGGCGCGGTCGGCCTGGTGGAGTTTGTCAACGTCCACGTCCAGCTCGCGCATGCGGGTGGCGAAGGCCTGGTCTGCGGTGCGGATCTTCTCCAGCACTTCCACGCCGCCGGCCTGCACGGCCTGGGCCACTTCGTCTGGCGTCGCGTCGGGGCGGCCCAGCAGTTCGCGGCTGAGCACGCCCACTGCCGCACCGGCCAGCGGGCCGCCCAGCGCGGTGGCCAGGCCGGGGGCGACGGCGCCGATGACCTTTTTCCAGTCGAAGTCAGCCATGGGTCAGGCCTCCATCAGGTCTGCAATTCGGCGGGCCCAGCCGCGGCTGAATGCGGGCCAGTTGGTCAGGCTGGTCATGAAGCGCAGGCGCTGGGCGAGGATGGCGGTCTTGAGCTGCTGCGCGTCTTTTGCGTAGGCGGCGGCCAGGGTCCGGGGGCCGATGACGCCATCGGCCGTGACGCCCAGCGCCCGCTGCAGCCACAGGGCCGATTGCGCGGGGCCGCTGTTGACGGCGCCGTCGAAGACGATGTAGCGCACGCCGGGCGGCAGATCATCAGCGCGCACGGGGCGCCAGTAGCTGTCCAGGTAAATGCGCTTGGCCAGATCCACCGCCAGGGCGCGCATGTCGCCCGTGTAGCCGGCCTGGCGGGCCACGGCTTCGGTGATGCCAAAGCGGGTTTTGCCGCCGGGGTCTGCGGCGTGGTCAGAGAAATCGCCCTCGTGGCCGAGCAGCAGGGCGAAGGCGGTGTCGAAGTTCATGGGCGGGCCTGCGTGTCAG